AGCGACAGCATCCAAAGTGCTTACTCAACAGCACTTCCTGTTCTTTGTTTGGACACAACCTGAACTTGTAAGTGTAGCTCGCCATAGTTCCTCTATGCTTGTATAGTATTGGACATAGATTTTTGGCGAACTATTTTCGATTTTCAGGCGATTATTTTTTCTCCCGTTGTCCTGCGGTTCTTGGCTTTGACTTTGCTTTAGATTTGCTTCACTTTGCGTTTCGTTTTAGCTCATTTTCAGTCCATCCGCCTTTCATCCCACTATCCTGAAGGGCTGGTCAAAGCTCGCTCCCTTCGGTCGCTCGCTCTTTGACCTACCAATTCTTTTTCAGAATTGGTAGGGGTTTTCAGGCGGCGGCGGAATAAATTAAGCCCCGGTACAGTAACCATGTTTAGATGATTCGCATTCCTACGATTCCCTTGAATGTGCAGCCTTTTTCCACTGCTTCAATGGCCCAAAGCATCTTAGCGAACTCAAAATCGTTCAAGCCTTGTTTCTTCATTGTCGTGCAGGGGAAATCGCCAACTTCTGCGAAAAACTTTGTGTTGATGAGGACTCCGTTAAACGAACCCTCGATGAAGTTGCACTTCCTGTCAACGACGGGGAAGAGGATGTCGGAATCTTTTGTAGTGAAAACCGAGAGCTTCCGTTCAAGATGATTCTGGATTCTGCTACCAGCAAATATGATGAAGCCCCAATCGTGCTTGAGCTTCTTCATGCCAACATTCACCAGACTAGTGATAGTGTCTTCGCCTTTGTAAGTTTGGCAGCATGCCTTCATCTCCTTTATTTCTTTGGCAGAAACATCACTGCCAACAACACAAATAGATTCTCTGTTGTAGCTATAATGGGAGATGGAACCCAATGTATTTTTAAGACCACCAACATTTCTATCGGGGCACAAGATAATGAAACCAACATCCATGTTTAGACCAACCTTATTTTAACTTAGTGCTTCGTCAAAGTCTATACGAATCACGTCATTTTCGGTGATGGCTGCTGAAAGTGTGAATGTGCCAGCTTCGTGATCTGACGTGAAACTGATGAGCGTCCACGGATCGTCTACCATAGAACCGGGCACATAAACCTCTGCATCTTCGAAGATTCGTACACCGTTAATGTAAATCCTTAGCGAACCCTCGATAAATGCTGTGTTGGTCGATGTCACCTTATAGTTCATGTAGTCAGGATTGACTAAATTATCATGAACCGGGATCAATCCGTAGTGATGCCTATGGGCGGCATCAGTAGGGAACGCTAAATTTAACTTGAGGATGTCAGGTGCTTCGAAACTCGGTTGCACCGTAGAAGAAGGTTTGAGTTTTAGAACACCCTCATTGAATGATATAAAAGTAGTGTCGTCTGTGTAAATTTCCAAAGAAACAGAAGTAGCTTCGTCGGCGATCAGATCGAGCTTCTCAGACTGCTCTCTCGTCATCCTAACGTAAAGATCGCTGTCTTCGTGGGCTTCGATGCTGTGTAAAGTGTTGTTAACAGCCTCAGTCTTAAGACTACCATCGGCATTGATCGACTGATTAAGCCTGTTGGCGAAAGAACCCTGTGTGCCAATCGCATCCCGCAACTGTTGGATTACATTATCCAGTGCCAGATTGATAAGGTTCTGCCTACGGTTGATGGCCCGTAGCGGCAGATTATCTATCTCCCAATGGATCGGGTCGTTTGGACGATAATATACTTCTGTGATTAACTCAATACGTGGCATTATTCACTCTCCTGTTGATTTACAGGTATTTAAGGCCATTAGATGAAGTTCAATCGCCAGTTCCAAGTTATCTGCATTTCCTCTGTCTTGTTTAAGTTTGGGAACGTCGTCATGCTATAAAGCTGACCGTTTGCCATCTGAAGGGCCATTTCGTTTAACGTAATGCCAACAGCCTCGTCAAACTTAATGACCGAGGTAAAAATCACTTGTGCTGGAACAGAAGTATCCAGATTAGCCAGAACTGGTTTCGAAAGTCGAGTGACCCCGAAAAGACCCTGACGGTTGGCGTTCACAAACTTCTTAACACCTTCTGTTGTTCCGCCGTCGCCGAATAACATACGGGTGATAAAGAATTTGAAGCTGTCGCCTATGGCGTTCGCTAAACATGACGCAAGCGCACGTCGCCCCGCTAACAGGATCGTGTTCCTAATTTCTCGGATTTCTTTCCTGCCGTCGAGCCATTCTGTGATTATTTCTACGTCTCCCTTCGAGCGAATTAGTCCATGTGTCATATCTCACCTTCGTAAGTTTTACCATCGTTTTTCTCGATGAAGAATGAAATTCCTTCTTCTTGCGATACGTTTTCCTGAACACCAGAACCGGGCGTGGTCGATAAGGCCATGATTGCGGTGTTGTTGTCTACCGTAGACTTGATTTCACGGATAACAGGGTCTTTCCCGTTATGATCAAGATAGTCAAACACAATAAATCCTACATTCACCTGTTTTTTGGGTAGATGGACCAACTTATAAGCCACAGCAGTTCCGCCTGCGTTCATGGTCTTCCAATTCTGATCACGGCCAGCTAATACAACTTCCTTTTTATCAATGTCTATGATCTTGTAATACTCACCCTCGATCTCGAATAAAAAGTTTTCCTTAAAGCGGCTGTTGTCCTTGATTTGGTCCTCGGGAGGAGAATTTCGACCGTTTACCATCTCAAATTCAGATTCGTGATCGGTCCAAGTTGTCATCCTTTGACCCCTGTAGCCGAAATAACCGATCTGCTTATCGGCCAATCTTCTTCTCGTGTGGGTGCTTACACCAGCAGCATCGCCGTCCGTATACCCCCTGATCCAAAAGTTGTTTCCGTCAAGTTCTACAATTAGATATTCGGTTCCATCATAAAACAAGTAATCCCCTACGTCGGCAAAGTCTCTAAGATCGAGGATATTGCCATCATTCAGATTAACGTAACCTCTTAACTCCACCTTAAGATAGCCAGAATCGCTAGTGGCAATGTTTTGGTTCGAGTCGTTCTTTAGGGTATAACTTATGTCGCTTGTGTTTGAAGTTGGCAGAGCATTGTCGCCCTTAAGCACCAATACACCATTCCTGATGTCCTTAATTTCATAAGGTGTGGCCGAATAAGCTGGAATCAACACCTTCCACGCACCACCAGCATAATCTGGGGTGTGCTCAACGTCCCACAAGGTTTTTACACCAATTTCGGCAAAATCCACTTTTTCATCAGACAACTCATAGAGATTATCTTGAGTGATTGTTGTATTAGATGTTCCGTAAAGGATGTTCGATAAATTGAACGTAAAAGCACTTTGATCGAGCGATGGCGTCTCCGATACGGTAGAAGCCACCCTAGCTGTATTGTTCTTTGGGTCGGCGATATAGTATGTTCCAGCGTTCACTGACGGGGCCAATACTTCAAGAATGTGGCTGTCAGGACTCATACCCAGACTGTCCAACAGAATATCTGGCGCAATTAGTGCAATATGGTCACTGTAGGCAATACCAATCTTTCCAGATAGTACGGTTAGCTGATTGGTTAAGTCCTTTCTAGTAACTACCCAATTCTCCAATCCGCCCTCGATAAACCGGTGGAAGATTGGATTCGAGTTGCCAGATAGCACATGTTGCAACTTATCAAATGTGATTAGCGACTCTATGGTTTCCACCGGTGGTTGAACGAATTCGTTCGTCTCACCTGCGAAGTTAATAGAGTGAACCTGAGCGTGAAATGGTGTGTACTCATTCAGTATATCCTGAGCCTCTAAGATTCTGTCATTTGACAAATCTTCAATGCCTATATCAACCGTATACAGACTGCTCAAACAAGCTCGGCAAGGGTCTAAGAACTCTTTGTCGATGTAACACGGGTCAAACGACGGTCTCGTTGAACCGTTGTATTCTTCCATGTTGTAAATGTTTTCTGAGTAAGCGAACTCTGTTCTAACCCAGCCGAAAATCAACGGGTCTTGGAAAGGGTGTCTTACAGGAACCAAAACATCGAAGAGCGGGTCTTCCTCAGCAATCAGCCTTACATTCCAGTTCTTAAGAGGATACTCCTGTGCATCTTCGTCACGCTGGTCAGCCAGCGGCAATGCTCTGATGTAGTTCTCAAGTTGCTGTTCGTTGTTGTTCGGGATCGACTTGTATTGATAAAGCACCTTGATCCTATCGCCCTCGTGTAATTGAACGGGACTGGCAGATAGTTCGTCCCCAATCCACGTCATTCGTACTGTGCCGTCTTCAGCCGTCTCGAACTCAACGTAGTCTTTGGTCAGTTTGATGTAACTTGTGGTCCCTGCTCGTTTGATCCAGAGACCGAAATTGTTGTCGTCTATAGGGGTTACAATGTTGTTTTTGCCCAATATGAACGTATGGCTTTTCTTCACTCTAAATGACTCTTCAGACGTGTATGGCGAAGTTAATTGCCAATACTGTGTGAATTTATGGAGCACCATCCCAGATTGAGCAAACGCTTCTTTCAGGGCGTCTAGCGTACCCTTCTTTTTGAACAAAGGGATGGCCTGCTTGATCTGGCGCCGCCACAAAGTCGGATCGCTCGACTTGAGTTTTATGTTGAAAAGATTTGACAAATACACCAGTAACGACTCGTGCAATACGTTGGCATCGAACAAGTCGATGATCTGATTTGCCATGTCCTCGATGAACGTAAACCCGTCACCGACAGCAGTGTTAAGTTTTGCTAGTGTTGTGGGTGTTAGGTCGTTGTCCACGAGTGTCGTCTTGTACATCTCAGGTAGGTAACGGTCTAACAGAGTTTGATATTTTTCCTCTGGTGTTCGGTGTGCTGGCAAAGACGTAACTGCGGCTGGATCGCCGTTGACCGAGAATTGAATGTGCGCAGACAACTTGTCGCCAGCAGGTAGTGGAGTCCAAGTCCAGCAAGCAAAATAGTCACCCTCACGAATGCTGCCGTTTGGGCGCCACTCATAACTAAACTTGCCTACCTGTGGATTGCCATCAGCGTCAGTAGTTTCAAGCTTTAGATAGGAGTTTTCTGTGTCGGTAGATAACCATGCTGGAAATCCCTCCGACCCGACTACATGGACTGCAATACGATCTTTGTAATAGAATGTATTCTTTTGTGCCTTTGATTCGATCTCTTGTCTAAGGTGTTCTACTTTAACGAAATTTTCTTCTGTCGGATCGGCACAAAAAGCTTTATGTGCGTCCATGAGCTTTTTTTGAAGCTTCTCATCTGGCTTGTAAGTTGTGTATTCACCGAAGTTAGAGCCTAAGAAGTCACGTTCTACGTAGTAAATGACAAGACGATCTACCTTGTATGGATTACCTGTAAGGCATCCGTTTACATCGGGAGTCTCGATCTCAATTAAGATCGTATCCGTAATCCGTGGGTTTTCATTGGTCTTCTTGAGTGCCATGTTTATTCATACACAAAGTTAATGTCGATAGCTCCGGGCCTAATGATCTCGTAGAACCTAGTCGTCACTATTTCACCAGAATTATCCTCGCTATCCGTCTGAAAGTTAATTTCCATTGACGTAATTTCTGGGATGTCAGACATCGCCTTAACCAAATCAATTGCTTTCAATGTCTTGCCATAATCCCAATGATTCAAGGAGAAAAATCCCTTAACACGTCTTAGCACTTTTTCCCTAAACTCTTCCTCAAACTTGCGATAGAACTTATCCATCGTTATGTCGATATTTACATCGCACTCGACAACCACGCCGTTTTTGATACAGATTTTGTCCGTGAGCATCTTCTTGGTTTCCAGTGCCTCCATTAGCTCAACCTTAAGGCCGTTTTCTGATTCAATAAGTCCGTCCTGCCCATCACGGGTGAGTATATAGAGATCAATCACATTTGCTGCACAACCATGATTCCTTAAAACTGCCTTGGCTTTCCCGATCTGGCCGTTGAACTCAGTAGCGAATTGGTTGGCAAATATCTCAATATCGTCACCAGACACAATACGGTTTTGAGTTCTAATCCATTGTGGCAACTTCCTTTTGATGTCATCAATCGTGTCACCAGAGTACCCAAACTCGCCCTTGGTATAGTTCCTGAAATTAACAGGGATTCTAAAGTTGAATCCGGGCACAATGTAGTTCTTTTGATAGTCGATAACACCTGTCACAATGTTTCCAGCAACGCCACCGCCCTGACGATACTTAACGATGATTTCGGAGCCAGGCGATGGAATCATTCCAGCACGGTTGTTACCGAAGATCACAAATGCCCGATAATTTGGGTCATATTCGACACGGAACTCCTTGCGTGGCTGGGAGTCAGTGAAGAAATCAACGTGTGTCCAATCGCTGCCATCCACCTTCACTTGAATTGATTTCCAGATAACAGGGTAAGAGCCCAATTCAATAACTTGGTTAATTTCCCCACTACCCGTGGCAAATTGCTCGATGGTAGTGCCTTCCAGACCCACGATGCTCGTGTTTAAGAAGGTTCCCTTTGAGATTACAATATCTTCGCCGAAAATTGGTTGGCCAAAACGATCAGCTGCAAACAGTTCAATGGTCTTAGGCCCTTCGTCTGTAGAGATCGGGATAGATACAGGGGTACTAATGAACAAGTCTGTTTCTAGAAGGTTGTTGATCGTGGCTGACCACATAGAACGTGCTGCGATTGGTGGCTGTGGATGGAAACCAACCAACAGGGCCAAACGGAAAGCGTTATCTACCTCACTTACACTGTCGATGAAAATTTCGTTTGCAATTTGGTCGATCTTAAAAGACAGGGTGTCTGCGATGAATGCCCAATTCTCAATAAGCATGATCGCAAGATCAGATTCTACGAAATCATTGAAGCTGTCGGCAAACCTCTCCTTGATGAAGTCGATCAACCTAGACTTCATTGACCAGAAATCTTGGTTCGTATAATTTAGATTAACTAATTGTGGCGTCTTAATGATGTTTGATTTATCATAAGGCGTCACTTCAAACGGACAGTTTGACAATGCCATGACTTATACCCCAATAGGTTTCTCTAGTGCCAACTCCTCAACTTCTGAGATGTTCTCTGGGTCAACGAACTTAATTTTGATGCTCAGGATGGCCTCCTGTTCATCACTTGTGTCTTGGCTGTGAAGGTCTTCCCGATCAATCCTACTTGAAACCTGAATGTCAGTTACGACGATTCTTGGCTCCCACATTAAGATAGCATCAACGATCATTTGTCTGGCCATAATTTCAAGGCTTGGATCGTTAGGTTCGAACATCAATTTTCTTAACGGCGTACCATAAGCCGGCAACATCACCCTTTCTCCTGGATTGGTTAATAGCAATTGAAGGAGATCAGCTTTGATTTGGTCTACGCCACTCTTCTGCGCCAAGATGCCTCTTGGCGTCTTAACGAAAGGATATTGTAACCCCAAAAATTTCTTAGTTGCCATTCATTCTCCCTGCTAGATCAAATCTTTGGTGGTGTATTGCCGGGCGGATTCTGTTGCCCAATCATTGAGCCTGTGTTTGGATCAACCTTAGTGCTACCAGGCTGGGTCTGAACCTTAACGTCCTTGAAATCCTTGCTGAAATCAGCATCAATATCAATTTCCTCTTCCTCTTCCTTACATGGCTGGTTCTGAGCCGCAGCCATCCGTTGTTCGTATTCTTCACACCCACCACCGCACGGCACTTGGCACGGGTGGTAAGCCGAAGCGAATACTCTTTCGCTCATGGCTTTCTCGGTCCAGTGAAGAATGCCGGTGAGTGGACAGAATACAGGGCAACGTGCCACGATGACGTTATACAAGCACGGCCCCTTGCATTTCTTGCCCGGAGGCGGTGGGCAGTCACGCCCAGCCATGAGAAGAATCTGCTTCTCGGCGAATAATATATGTAGTTGTCCTGAGTACCGGAAATCAATGTCTTCCGTGGCTCGGATGTGTTTTCTAGACACATAAGTAAACTTATCAGACGGGTTCTTTTCCTTATCGCCAACAATAACGATGTCGAAATCGTAAGTCTGTCTAATGCTATGACCACCAGCACGTAAGAAGACAATACCTGGTCGTCCTTTTGGCCTGCCTTGGAATCTCAAGAAGTGAGGCCCACGGCATTCCTTCGAGTCGCAGGAGTTACACTTGCTGTCGGTTTGCGGATCAACGCACTGTGGGTGCGTGATCTGAATCCATTGCCGCTGAGTGATTCTCTGGTGGTTGGCATCGTTATACATCATCTCAAGGCCGTAACCCGATCTGATTTGAATGAATGCTTCCGTGGCATCTGGGCTTGGTATTCCACCCTCCTTCCGTGTCGGGCTGCACTGCTTGTTCATGTGATCAATCATCTTGATCACATGGTTGCTTGTGCTTTGGAGATGAATACCACGTTCTTGCCCAGCATATCGTGGTGGACAAGAAATGCCGCAACCTTTCTCGCCAACTGTGTGATCGTTCAGTTCAATCCGGTTGCCCGAGGCTGATTTGATGCGAATAAAGTTTTCCTTACCACGCAAACAGGTAAGTTCCTCCACGTCGCTGAACATCATGGAGTGACCAGTCATCGACTTGATATACATGCGACCTAAGCACTTGTCGTTGCAACCAAAATCAAACGGCTGCATAGACCGCTCCCACTCTGGTTTACCACGGGGTTCTTCAACAGAGTCGTCCATGACCCATGTGTGGCCACCAATCGAGAGGAACTGAATACCAGTCTGCGGCAAGTCGCAGCGGTTATTCTGAGGCGTGCCCGGTCCACGATAGGGGCGACACTCGTTTCTGTGCTTGAAGAACGGGTTCGTGCCTATTTGCGATCCACAATACTTAGTTTGTGGATCGCAAGGTGTCGGAGTGTGACCACCCAGAATCTTCGAGCACTGAGCTGGTAGTGCGCCTTCGCATTGAGGTTCGCAAAGTGCTTTCCCTTCTATCGGTTTGCCGTGGATATCCGTGTAATAAGGCAACGGGTCTTTGTGAGTCGAGCATACGTCCAATTCCTGACCGCCAGGATGGGGAGGACAATTGGGGTGAGACCACTGGCCACCGTAATGCAAGTGGTCATCCTTGAAAATCATCCAGTTACCACACCCAGACAAAATTTCAATACGCTTCCAGCGACGATTGCACTTAGCGTTACCATCCACCATCTTAAGCATGTGCTTTTCGGGTGTCTTAAAACCGTAGATGTGTGGATATGTGGCCCGCTTCTGTTCAAGTGGGTCTTTGGCAAACTTCTCGATGTTATCAATATCGCTGGCGTTATAATTCTCTGTGTTCCAAGGTGGAAATACCTGAGACTCATCGTCTGGCCCTACCAGATATCCCTTTCGGTGGCCAGAATATACCGATTGCCACTCACGGATGTTGGGATAAACTTCAGTGAGCTGACGACCACCGGGGCCACGGTCACGGTGCCAAGTTGTACCAATGTAAAACGGGGCGTCTCTTGAACCGCCCTCGAAGAACAGCAGTAGCGTGGAACCTGCTGGCGGAACCCAATTCAAGCCGCAGTCATCAAAACCACCCATTGACGAGACAGGGTTGGCGAACGGCAAACTGTGCAAAGGCACTCCCGGTTCGTGGAGCATCGGGTGGAAAAATCGCACACGATTCTCCTTCCACGGGTCGATAGTTTCTACGCACATGGCCCTTGTAATGCCACGCAGAACCGACTCTTGCTTCTTAGTTGGAAAACGTCGTCTCTTAGAAGCTTTGGCATCGTAGCCAATGGCATTAACAGTCTTCTCAAGTTCGTTGATGCGTTCAACCAAAGAGGCTAGAAACTTCTCTTGGTTAAGCGAATCCATGTTTGCTGTGGGCAATCTTTCGTGATTCATATTCGCTCCATGTCAAACTCTCACTAACTACAAGTTGGAGGCTTCCAACCACCAGTCCACGCACCAAGCTTAGTTGTAGGCGGGGTGTCAACGCCCGGCGTGGTTAACATTACGCCGATGGTGGTTGTGTAGTTGCCAGCTTCGATACGATGGCATATAGACTTAACCAACCAAGCTTTATTACTAAGAACCTCGTTGCAGGCTGGCCTCGATATCCATTCACCGCAAGCTCCGCTACCCTGATTCTGCATAATATGGAATGGGTTTACCACCACAATAGCCACGTTCTTAACCCACAATGCTTCTGAAGGAGGGCATATCGTCGGGTCGCCTACAATAGTAAGGTCAGCCTCAATGGGATCGGCAAGAATCTTAAGAGTTCTCAATTCCTCATTCTGTGCATCCCTTCTGTCAGATGTCTGATTTGGACCACTGTGTTCACGGGAGGTTTCGCTACCCGGAGTCTGATTCGTATGACCAGCACCGGGAGCCTCGTTCCGTCCTAAGCATGGACGACCTAAATTTTGCGAACCTTCCGTATTCATTGCGTTAGCACGCATATCACCCATGTTACCACCAGTGCCACTAAGACGTGAAAAGTCCCACCTAATCTTGGGGTTAAACTCAATTACAGGACTCGACTTACTACCATTGACAATATAAGCGCCTATGCAGTTCTCGTTCCAATAAGAGTCATTTTGATCTTCGCAAGGTGGTCTTTTGTCCGCCCAAAAGATTATCTCGCCGCCCGGAACTTGGCTGTTATATTGTGGAATCCACTGTGTAATACGATTTTGTGCACCACCGTTGCCACCACTACCAGCAGGGGAAATGGCCGGGTTATCAAGCAGCCACCGCCTTACAGCCGACAACTTATCTTCACCGGCTGCAATGTATTTGCCTTTTTTGCCCTTTTTTTTCTCCTCTGCTGTATTGGCTACAAACATGTCAACATTTGGGGCGCAAACTATTTTGCCGTTGCTTTCCACCCGACAGAATTTGATGTTTGCGACGTTAGGGGGCGGACCTTGCTTCATGAATTGTTCAACAGCGTCAAGCAAATGAATGGCTTGATCGCCGTTGCCGCCATAAACCTTTTGACTGCCACCTTCGAACATACGGCTGACAATATCCTTGCCGCTTATTTCGAAAGCAATTTTGCCTTCGCTGAAATTTGTTTCAACTGAATCACAGAGAGCGTAATAGCAAATTGATTTTGCTGCTGGAATTGGGTCTGGGCAACCGGATTTGGACCACCCGAACTGGAATCTCATTCTCACGTTGGCTGGTGCACCCCTCTTCAAGCAAATCCAGTCTTTCATAAGATTTTCCATGAACTTCACAAAAGAGCCGCCTTGTTGATCATGGATCACCGCACGTACTGTAAAACCGTCCGAGTAACCAAATTCAAAGCTTTTGATGACGGCGACGTGTTTCGGGTCCGTTGTCGGTGATGATTGATTGCTAACAGTGATCACCGATCCAGAACCTTCAAACTCGATCTGGACCCACGGACCTAGCGAGTGTCCCTCTTCTGGCAATTTAAGAGCACATCCACCTGAAGTTGTGATATAACGCTCTAGACAACCACTAGTGAACGGAACTGTTTCACCCGGAGCCCTTTCTGACTTTGTACACTGCACGATGGTAATTGCTTGCTTGATCGCCGTGCCTATTCCTAAACCTAAACCCAATCCTATTGACATATCACTCACCCTTAAAATACTTGGTTAGGGATGATAATGGTCTTCCCAACCTTAAATTCGTAAATATCTTTCATCCCATTGGCTTCGAGGATTCTCCACCAGTTGTCGGGATAACCAAACACTTGAAATGAAACTAAATCTGGCCTGTATTCAACGCCCTTCGTGATCAACATCACACGCTCGGAGCCATTTCTTTTATAAGGCTTGCGAATGTATGTTGCGAAGGTAAGAAACTTCCTTTCACCGTAATAGATTACCTCTTGGGTGAGATAGCGGCTTCCGGGTGCCACTAGTTTAGCTGGCTGAATGTTGGCTGGTGTAATTGGTTGTGTCATATTAGTATCCCGCTGTTATGATTTGCTCTTGGAACGGTAAAGTGCTCGATGTGTAAACCACGAGCCAATTCGTATCCACGTCAAAACGATATGGGCAGTAAGTTTCCTCGTCCCAAGCCACTTCGGTTGGGAACTTAACACTATAAGACTGTAACATCGCACAAACTGGTGTCTGGGCAAGCAATTTGCCGCATTTAATTGTGCAAATCGGTGGTGGCTTATAAGGCACACCTAAGTCACCACCCGGTCTGGGATACAGAGCACTCTGAATTTTTCTTAAGTCTGCTAAGTTTCTCTCGCCATCACCCTGATTGATGATGAAAAAATGAATTTGAATGTTTAATGACCTGTCAGCCGAGTGTGAATACGTGTATAACGGAAAGGATCGACCAATAATACCTTCACTGTTATACACAGCCAACTTACTATCGCTGATGTCTGGCAGAGAGCGCATTCTAATCGGCGACCCGGCTCCGGGGATAACAATTTCGCAATCTGGAATGTAAGCTAGATCACCCGAAAAAGTCGCTTTTCTATTCAGCATTCTCAACCTCCTATATCTTCACCACGATGGCGGCGAAAGCCCCTACGTCGTAGATGCAAACCCACGACAGAAGCGAGCGTAGCGAGCAACCAGAGTGGGCTTGCCTTTTAGGGCAGGGGCAAGCCGCCCTATAGGACCACCTCAAATTATTTTGAGGACTGATTGCTATAATAAAGTTGGATAGATGTCTACCTATCTATTGTCGTCCATTAAGTTTGTCTTCAAACTCCGTGTCGGCTGATGTGAAACACCAGCCATCAGTTAGCCCAGACACGAAATTTGGAATGACAAGCCCCGACCCTTCAGGATCGAGGTAGTTGACTTAAGCGGAACCACCACGACCGTCACTGAAGACATAGCCCGGAGTGGTGTCGCTAAATACCAAATCCCAGAATCCTCTTGTTACGTCACGTGCTATGTTCTTAACGCCCGGTCTTGAACCTGACATCACACCAGCACTCTCAGGTCCAATAACACTACTTGGCCTTACACGCTGAGCAGTGTTGTCAACCACCTGTTGCATCAAACTAATGAGCATGTCAAGCTTTTTAGCCTGAGTCCTAGTAAGGTACTCTTCCACGCCGTCCATGCCCGGTGCGATTGCCGTAGCAGTTGTCTGATCTCCAGCACGTCTCTGTTCGAGCGAGGTTTGTAGACTTGATGGCGTAAGACCAAGTATGCCGACTTCGCCACGAAGTTCGTCTCGATAATCCATCGGGACCAATTTCATGTCGCCCATGTTGCCGCTCGGCGTCATGCCGTTTTGTGCGGCAAGTGCAGCGTCTGAAGCGGCCTGCTCGTAATAAAGTGCTTTAGTGGCTTCAACCGTGCCACGGAATCTTTCACGCTCCCTCTCGTTATAAGTTTCAAATGAGTTTTCGAGTTGACGTTGTAATGTTCTATCTACGGTCTTGTTGACAACATCTGTCACAGAGCTATCAACTGCTTCGCTAATTTTGGTTATGTCAAACAGACCTTCGCCAAGCTGCGAAGCTTCACCTTCTTTGGTCTTAGCCGACAAACCCATGATCGCTTCCTTGGCGACCTGCAACACACCGCCCATACCCATCGCATTTGCGATAGTTGTAAGGAAAGTGTTGTCCGTAACCTGTTGTGCAAGGCCAATGGCTTCGGAGGCTTGATTCTTCTCAAACAAGCCCATTCCCATGCCGCCAACAACCCTGCCCAACATACTTGTGGTCGATGATGTGTAGCTCTCGAAAGCGTTCTGTAGAACTGAACCGACGCCACCTAGACCAAGGCTTTCCGCAACTATGCCGAATACGCTGCTGGCTTCACTGGCCGTTTTACTGAAGAATCTTGTAATGCTCGAAGCCATGCCGCCAGTTAAGGTGTCAGCCATGCCCATATAAGCACTACCAACAGAACTAACTGCATCTCCAATCAAACCTCTGATTCCACCGCTAGAGGTAAGACTGGCGAACGCTTCGGTCAGTGTGCCGATTGGATCGGTTAGGACACTACCCATGAAGCCGATTGACTTCATCCAGACGTTCTCGCTAGTTTCTGTGGCTTCCTTGGCTTCGCCCTTCTGAAAAGCACCCTGTAGAGATGCCGTTACGTCAGCTGTCTTCTCGGCAGTCTTCTCTTGTACGCTCAGAGCGGTCTTAAGTAATTCCGTTACTGTTGCGTCGTGTACCCTAAGAACTTGTGACTCCTCTGATAGCTTAACTTCGTTTTCACTAACACTGCTGTTCTCGGACATCACGTCCTTCAAGCTGCTGCTGATGTTGCCAATGTCCTTCAAGCTTTTACTTTCGCCACTAAATTCCTTAAAGCTGCTGAGGACGTTATTCATATATTCAACAGAACTGAGTCCCCGCATTTGGGCGACCATCTCATCAACCGCACTAAATAGTGCTTCGTCCCTTGAAGCGACCTTATGATCCACGCCTTCACTGACTAGTTCTGGCATGTCAGCGAGTTTGCTTACAATATCTTGTTCTGTAAGGAAAGCAATCTGCTTATTCATCTCAGCAACGAGACTCTGATTGACGGCTTCCTTAGCTTCTCCCTTCTCGAAAGCACCTTTCAGTGATGCCGACACTTCGCCAAGGTTTTCTTTGTCTTCCTTCGACTTAATGCCAAACACCTCGCTGACTGCATCGCCCAATTTCTGACCGCCGAAGAATCTCGACACTGCGGACGAGACAGTTTCGCCGATGCTGGTGATGAAATTGCTGTTCGGCATACTTTCTATAGCACCAGTCACGGCACTAACGATAGAATCAATCCAGCTTGGCTTCTCTTTTTTCTTAAAGAGACTTCCAAATAAATCGGTGAGTGGTGTCAATAAGCCGCCAGTCATAAAATTGGCCATTTGCATTGCAGCATTACTGGCGATGTCCAAGGCATCCTTCGACTCTCCCTTCTGGAAGGCACCGAGGGCTAAGGCTGAAACGCTACCTGCTACACCTGAATTCTCAATTGCAGCGTAAGCCGTTTGCAAAGCACCTGTTAGACCGCCTCCAATCAGATTGATCGCTGGTTGTGCTGCTTCCATCAAGGCGCCAAATACTGCTCTAACACCCATACCATCTGGTGCCGCTGTCTTGGACAGATCGGCTGGAATGACCATTTCGCCTGGGTGTAAGAAAGCTAAACCTCCAGATGCAATACGTGGCGTTCCTTCAGCGAATCCAAACAAGCTACCAACAGCACTGAATCCGCTCAAAATCACATCGCCTATACCGCTGGCTACGTTACCAATGTCTTTGCCAATGCCTTTGCCAATATCGACAATTGAAGTTCCCAATGCGGCAACATCGTCATAGATTTTGCTGGCCACACTGCCAGCCGCACTGAACATACCCTTCACGCTGCTCCACGCACCTTGTACGGTGGAGCCCAAAGCCCCTATAATGTCTCCTTCCCACAGTTGATTCCAAGCGTTGTCAAAACGTTGACCCGACTCTTGAAACTGTTTCAACGTAGCATCCCAACCACCAGTGAAACCAGAAACAGCTGAATTGAAGGTGTCCTTGGCGATGTTCGAGACGGTGCCGATGACACCTTCGATGCTGTAAACACCACTGGTAAATGCCGAGCCAATAGCCTCGAGCACATCACCTTCTATCAATTGATTGAAAGCACGTGCGCTAGTTTTGCCAGCTTTTTCGAAGGCTTCGCCTGTTTTATCCCAACCATCTTGGATGATACCGAGAACTTCTTGCCTTAAAGCTGAGTTCTCATCAGTGAAAATCTTAACGAGTTCAGCACCAGCACCTACAAGGGCACCTACACCAGCACCAACGGCTGTGCCGACAATAGGAATAGGAATAGTAGTCGAACCAATGGCAGCACCTGTTATGGCACCGTAACCAGCAGCATTGAGTACGCCAAGGGCTTCGTCAACCGAAGAACCCTGTTCAATACCAACTGCTCCGCTAAACATAGAACCTGTCCCAGCACCACCGGTCAAGGCACCAAAGATGGCACCTTCCGCTAGGCTACGACCGTATTGCTCGGCTTCCATAGCACCCATGATGCCGCCAGCGACTACTAAGGAGAGAGGGCCAGCGGCCTTAGAGGCCACTGTTCCAATTCCTCTGGCTGCTACGCCGAGGCCACGGGCAGCCGTGCTGATTGCTTGACCAGCCTGACCCATAGAACCCAGAACACGGGTTGTAGTCTGGGTTACAGCACCAATTGCGCTGCCGGCTCTCGTGGTGACTGCTTGTGTGGCTCTGGTTAAAGCTTGTCTACCGGGAACTTTGCTCAACATGCCGCCCGCACGTGTTGCACTGCTAACCGCCCTCGCTGCGTCATCACTAAGGTTTGCTGCTGCTCGTGCCGCTGTAGCGCCAGTACCTCTGACACCACCAGCAAGTCTCGCTGCGTCATTACTAAGATTAGCTGCGGTACGGCCACCGGCTCTAGCGGCATCATCTGCAATATTGGCTATACCACGACCGCCACGTAACATATTGTTTGCGTCGGCAATATGGTTGGCGATATCAATGCCACCCAAAGCATAATCCTGCCAGCCACTGCCAGCAGTTAAGCCCATAGCACCCATGCCCATCATTCCCATCATGCCCATGCCGCCACCGAGACCACTACCCATGTTTGTGACGAAAACTGGCACGACTTTCTCACCGAATCCAGGCATTTCTTCTAATCCACCACTACCGCCTAGCATTCTAGCAGCTTGCGAGGCTGTGTTTGGCAAACCGCCAGCTTCGAGCCAGCCCCTTCTACCAAACATGGAGCGTCCAGCCATGAATCCTCCGGTACCGCCGATGGCTGTAGCAATTAAATTACCGTCAGAAAGGTAATACCCAGCACCAGCACCAGCAGCAGTCGTAGCGGCTGTTCCTATTATGTCAGAATATCTGCTTAAGAAGTTAAGAGCTCGACCTAATCTGCCTCGTGCGCCACGCCCTGTCTGATTGGCGATTCTTATGTAACCTGTCCTTGGTGCATTGCTTTTCATCATGCCACGAACAGTTCCAGACTGACCCACACGCCGTCTTGCTTCAAGATAACGTTGTGCGTTGGCAATACGATCCGCACGGCTCATGCCCTTGAGATTCGCACCCGTCGTGTAACCGCCTTCGACTCCTGCGGCACCAGACCAGCCACGGCCACCCATATCAAATCCGCCTTGGCCGATTGTTCTATTACTTTTTGGCGAAGCAGCAGGGCTGCCAGGAATACCTGGGACTGTTGTTGTTGAAGTAGGCATTACTGTGCCACGACCGCTCGGAAGAGGTTCGGTCGGAGGTATTCCACCACGTCCACCGATTCCACCACCGGAATCTCCACCACCGCCCCTCATCCTGCTCCAAGCGTCTATCAGACCCTTGAACATCTGACCACCCCTGAACAATGCCAGTGCAGAGGTCAAGGTGACAGCAATTGTAGTTATCCAGAAGATCAATTTTGCGAAGTTATTTGGAATATTCCACAAAGTTATCTGTTCAATTTTTTCTCTGATCTTATTGGCAATCTTAAGTAAATTTTGTTGGATTGCTGTTATAGGGTCTTGTGCTGCCCTGTTTTCTGTACCAATTTCCTGCGACAGGGTGTTGACTTGGTTAAGGAAATTCTCGTTGCCTGAAGCAATTCCTTGAATAAGCTGTTCTCTTGTAACTTTTTGCTCTTGCAACAGATCGTTGAAATTCTTACCGGTAGCTTGCGCACGCTGAGCCATGATCTGCATCAATTGCTCTGCCTGCCCCTGCCGACCTTCGACTGTAGTAAATTGTCTTGCGACCTCTTCACCCATTTCTGGACCAAGCGTGCTCATAAGGTGTTGTTGCAAACGAGCCTGATCGCCACCAAATTGTTGTATGGCACGTTGCACAGTACCAAATGCGTTGAGCATTTGGTCTTGCTGTGCCTCTTGCAATAACTGCTGTTGTCTTCTGGCTTCAGGGGAATCACCAAGGCCCTGTCTTTGCAAGTCTTGCAACCTGTTTGTGATCAAAGTGATTTTTTCACTTGAAGTTTGCGTGGCTTCCTCCATACCACGCATCAGGTTTTCAAACCCACCGGGGTCTATGGTGAAATTCTGTTGGGACAACGTGTTGATATTGCCAATTATCTGAGCCAACCGGTCCTTTTCGGCACGGTCGGTATTCGGGTCCATAGCCCGAGCACGCATGGCTTGAATGGTTTGACTAAAATTGGTTAAATCGTCTTTTAGGCCGAACTCTTTGAGTATTGGCCACCATTGTTTAAGAAAATCTTTCATCACAGCCCGCTCACCTTGCATCAGGTAGCGCATTGCCTGCTTATTGCCTGCTACCAAACCGTTCTGTAATTGTTGCTGGAAGCCGGAAATACCTAGTTCAACCTCAACATACTTACCGGCTCTGGATAACATGGCTTTAATTCTTGGGTCAGCGTTGAAGAAGTTTTGGCGACTGCTAATGGCCTGCATGATTTGTTGGGCTTCTTCACCGGCGCCATGCTTTTGCATAGCCGATAAGAACTGAGTGACATTCCTACCTGTCTCAACGCTGGCTAAACCGGCACTCTTCAACGACTTCTGGATAGCGTCGGTTGACTGCATGGCTTTTTCAAGTTGCTTACCGGTAACACCAGTAGTCCTCGAAATGTCCTGCATGGCACGTCCCATTTCTGCCATTTCAGAAGCAGATAGACCTAAATGGTAATGCCAATCCATGAACATGTCATTCAACATATCGGCGTTTATATTCAACGCCCTAGCAGTTGCCACGGCACTCGTTTGGATTGATTTGAGTCGGTTAACTCGTGTGTCAAGTAAGGCTGTTTGGACCTTATCGCCCCTAAGCTCCTTGCCTTGCATCCTAATTTGCTGTTCGGTGATGGCTAAGTCTTGTTTATGCATGACTAAGCCACGTTCAAGGTTTCTTTGCCATGTTTCCGAGAATTGCTCATTCGTCACGCCAGCGGCAGCAGCGTGAGATGCAATCGTTCTATAAGATTCCTCAATTTCACGATTGGCCGCACTGTAACCCTGCATCATGTGGATGAGGGCACGCATGTTCATGCGATGCTTTTGGCTATAATCGAAGATACCATCGAAGAGTTTCTCAAACGGATTGATGTCCATTGACTTGATGAAATCACCTACCAACTTCTGTAGAACGACGAACGCCCCGACACCTGCTTTATTTAGGAGTGATGAATTGCCTCGGCCTCTCCCGCCGCCACCACCAGCAGAACCACCGGAACCACCTGCGTCTACACCACCGCCACCACCACCACCACCACCACCACCAGCCCTGCCACTCCTTGAGAGGTTATTGACGGCACGTTGCAAATTTCTGGCACTTCTCTGCGAAGTGTTTGCCATGTCTTCCTGTACTCGAAATGATTTGGAAGCATTCCGACAACAATCTGCGATTGCTTGGGCGATATCTTTTTGTGCAGCGGACGAGAATTTAGAGACGCCAACCCAGATAGTGTTTTGGGATTGTGATGCTTTCCAAAGGTTGTTGGTGGCTTTGGCGATCTTTTGGAGATAGGTAATCTCTGGACTTTTCCTGTTTGACTTATCTTCTTTCTTGGGTTGTCTGATCTCGTTGTTCATCTGAACGACGGATTGGGCGTAACGGGCATCATTACGTGCAGTGGCTCGAACGTCATCGCCCTTCTTGTTGGCGACGGCGAGTACGGCGTCTCTCAGTTGTGTGATTGCTTGTTCTAGGCCCGGAGACTTGGTTTCTACAACAGTCTGCACCTTGCCGTTAAGCATAACCGACGCAGCGTTAACTGTTAGATTACCAACCTCTCGTCCGTATAAATCTCTTGCCACTGCAACTCCAATTACAGGTTCGGATCAGTGCTGAACGGTCCGCCATCACCCTGTTGTGGTGGTTCATTTGCGGATGGTGTTCCCTCTGGTCCTTCATTCGGGTAGATCAAGTTCGCATCTACACCACGCTTAAGAGCGTTGTAGATTTCCTTGACCTTGCCCCTAAACTGTCTCTTTTGGGATTCGGTAAGTTGCTTACGCCACTGTTCGTAGGCTGTAAGTTCCTTAGCCTTAGCCTGTAGACGATTGGCGATTTGCTGCTGGATGTTAGCCCTGATCTTTTCGATCTCACCCGGAGCAAATGACCGTACCTCACGAAGTACCGTCTTAAGCCATTCTGTATCTAGTTTCCTTGGCCTTTGAACGCCAGCCCTAACATACATTCTGAACGCATTTGCCAAGTATGCGTCTGGTTTTATATTAGCGTAGCTGAAGCCAGTGTTGCCTCCATACATTTCAAGAATCTTCTTCACATAAGGAAATGTGAGATAGTGTAAGTTCAATCCCCTGATGTAATTTGGCCAAATATCGGTCAAAATGACCATTGGATAATGATCATGGATAATGTTGGGAATGATGGCAAAACTTATTGGGTAATGAAAGGAAATCAACGAACCCTTAGTGATTTGGTTAGTGCCAGTTAAACCATATTGGTTGGACGCCAATTTTTGTAAGGGGTTAAATTCCTTGAATAGTCCCGCCATTTCATCATGCCTTGTTGTAAACTAAAGCCGAGTAATCTGTTCCAGAAGTTCTTATAATCATGTTGCCTGCGCTTTCCTTGTCGGCCTTAAGTTCACGTGCATCACGTTCAGCTTCCATGCTCTTGTCAAAAAATTTTCTAATCTCTTTGCCAACAGCCTCAATGATTTTTTGACCAGCCTTCTTCTCGTCAACGCCTTGGTCGGCGAGAAAGTCGTAGAACATCGACTCAATTGGTAATGGATACGCCGCACCGTAGGGGTGGGTTTTTGATTCTTTTTGGATGCGGAAGGCTAGATCGTCGCCCACCTTATATATTCTAATACCATCAAAACTACCCGTTTTTGATGGGTTATAGCAAAAGATGTACGGCTCGTGATCTTCCTCATCCGTATCGGTGAAGTTTTCTGCCTTCAGGCCGCTGCGTTCGAGCATTTGCTTGATCAACGTAAGTTGCTTAATGGTATCTCGCTTCTTTTTGTCAACGAAGTCACCAAACGATCTGTATCTCATGTTCCCTCTCCAAAACGCTGTTTATCTATTGTTCAATGAACCACGTTTTCTCTTAGCTTCTTCTAACTTGCGCCAGTAGTACCTAAGATCATTGTCTGTTTTAGGTTTACTGCTCTCTAACAGCAACGGAAACATAAGTTTGTTAAGAGCATGGATTTCCTTCTCGACATTTTCTTTCATGAGCCGTGTCATGCTCATATCGAATTCTTCTTCGTAATTCATGGTAACTCCTTAGCATTGCCTTAAAATCATCTCGGGCGAAGACGGTACGCAACGCATAATCTTCAGGATGTCCGAAGGGTTGCCTTGCCACAGGGTTTCTTTGAACACAATCCCTTGAAGTGAAACGGCGGCTTCCTTGATCAGATCAAGAGTAGCCGACAGATACAGAATGCCGTCTCTGTGCTGAATGAACTCAATCTCTTCAACCTCTGGCTTACCCTTCTGATTGACTCCCATGCCTTCTTTTACATAGTAAATACTCATCGCCGGGATTGACAGGATCGAACCTTCTTCGTCAATGAAGGACTCCTTGTTATCATTGTCCTGTGTTCTCACAACTAGCTTACCATCGAGGTATGCTGACTTAAGACAGTTACCAAAATCCCAACCCAAGTGCTGAACGGTGCCGTCATTCTGTACCACGTTAATGATGAAAGCCCGCTCACGATAAGCTTCGGCGATAGATTCGATCACAATACGCCTACGGAGTACATCCTTCTCTTCGGGGCTTCCGCCCTCCAGACGGTCAAGTTCAGCATCCTTAAGGTAACGGTATGGATCGTCTTCCTTCAAATACCAACGGCCAATGTTGACATCGCCCCAGCGTGCGTTGAAACGAGTGCTGATGCGGATCGAGTAATCTTGCTCCTCAAACACCAAGTCCTCGTTCTGACCGCCGCTGCCGACTTGTACGGCACCAAGTAGGGAGGCCACAAATTTGCGGTGCTGATCACCCTTGGCCCCACCGAGTCCGAGCAACTTAATATAAACCTCGTTAAGTAGCGGGAACTTGTCCAACGTCTCCGTGACGTGACGAATGAGCGTCGTTGACGGGTTGGTGCGGTCAAAGTCTTTCTTGATTAGCTTCCTGATTTCATTTGAAGCCTGAAGGATATTGGCGTTTTGACGGAGGAAATTGATATCAAGGTTGTCTTCAACGAATTTACGCTGGATTGGATCAAGCTCACGGTCACGTACTGATAGAATTTTTTGAATCAACACGTTAGGATCGCCCTTGATGGATTCTTTGACGAATTTAATCTTCCATACCATGAAATCGTCCTGCTCATCCTCCGCTGGCATATCAGGGTATTGCGGATCATTACTAAAGTCTTCGCCGGGCTGATCCTTGACCGTCATGTTGTTCGCAGGTGTGTTCTGGGCTAAGTTCGGGTCTGGGGCACCCATTGGCGCACCGGGTATACCCGGTTGTCCAATAGGAGGGCCACCCGCTGCTGGGTCTGGCTGACCGCCCATCGCTGGTATATCTTGTTCAGCAAGCCAAAACCGTTGATTCAGTTTGTTACTCATTTGCTACTCCCTTTTTGTTCGCAATCTTGTTGATGGACTTCAGCAAGTCACGCTTGCTACCTTCGATGACCACCTTGTTGTTCTGCTGAGCGGCCAAGTAACGTGGGAAAGTGTCTTTGTCCTTAAGTTTGATTCTGGTCATAAGGTCGGCAACCTTGGACATTTTGTCTGCCGTGTCCGACTTGATCTTAAGGATGTTGACGATGGCTTCCTTTGAGGCCGAACTAGCGTCACCGTCGTTCATAACCATGTCAAGGAAGTTAGCTAGAATTTCATCACACAACTGTCGGTCCTGACGGCAGTTTTGGAGAATCTCATCGTAAAGGCCAACAAGTTGTTCGTCTTTAACGATGCACTCCTCTTTCTCAGGGACAAGTTCCTTCACTTGGTTCATCGAGGGAATTAACATCTCGATGTTCATATCATCAAATTCTTCAAGAAGCGGAACTTCTGGTTCTGCTTCTTTCGATTCTTTCTTTGGTTTTTGTTGGGTCATACCTTATATAGAGTGAAAGAGACATATATTAAGGGGAAAGCCATGTCAGAAGACATCTTGGCACAAATCCTTGCGCAAGCATCGGACAACATCCAGAGGTTATTCGACTTGAGCACTAGGATTGACGAAAGGGTTAAGTCCATTCAAACCAAACAGAATCAGCTTGAGAAGCAGATTGACAACGTAATAAATCAATACATGACTGTCCTCCAAAAGATCGCAGTGCTTGAATCGCATCGTAATGAAGCCGATACTGATGATAAGATCAAAGAGCTAGAGAAGACTATAACTTCGATTGACAAGCGGCTCACGATCCTTGAGGGCAACGACAGCAAACATAGCGACCGCTGGAACAGAATCACTATGTTCATCATCCAGATTGTGTGGGCTATTCTAACAGCTTATATTCTCATGAAACTGAACCTACAAGCACCCGCTGTTCCGTAATAAGGAGAGTGTATGAATCCGGAGGACATCAAGAACATAGTTTCTGGTACCATAAGCGACTACTTCTGGTGGTTACTTGCCGCCGCAGCAGCATTCTACTTCAAGGGTGTTATTGAGAACTTTGTCACGGGCCTGTCGTTCGTGTTAAGTCGAGACTATAATGTTGATGACGAGGTTCTGATCGGCGGCACTCGCAAGGCACGTATTGTTAGGCAAACATTAACCAAGACGGTATTCTACATTTATGATAACAACAGTCGCCTGATTATACCTAATACAGAATTACACACCTTGCGTTGTGAAAAGTTGCTGCCGAGAGCAACCGAAAAAACGGAATAGCAACATGTGTCAACTATCCCGCCGCTAAAGATGGCTGGGTTTGTCATTCCAATTCTAAGCAACCTTTGAACAGTTTCTTAGCGGACGACAATAGGCTGGTTGATACAACCCGTGCTGCGATATTCTTCGCAGCGTTATAGTCGGCATTCTCGCTATATCCACACTTCTTATAACAAAATTCCGCTTGATTTTTCATGTTTGCTTTTGCAATATGACCACATTCTGAGCATTGTCTGCTTGTATTTTTTTTTGGATTAACTACAGAAACTCCCTTGAGTATTGTTTTGTAAGTAATGAATTGCCTTAATTGATAGAATGACCAACTATGTCTCTTTGCTCGCCGAATTTTCCTTACCGTTTTTCTTTTGGTAATTCTACTTAAATCTTTAAGTGTTATACTAATATTGGTGTCTTTGGCTTTCTCAACAAGATATTTACTTACATAATGATTTGTGTCAGTCCTAAATCTTCGTTTTTTTCCGCTTACTTTCGTTTACTTGATTTCGTGTTTTTTCTTTTGGCAATGGCTTCTTTGTTTTTGATATTTAAGCCGTGCTTTCTTAATCTTGCCATTGCTGAAAATCTTACCTGTTGAGTTTACAGCAATGTTCGCTTCACCTAAGTCAACACCAAGAAAATCATCTGTCTCAATAGGTGTATCTTCGGGCATGTCACAAGTAGTGTAGAGGTAGAACTTGTCATTTTGGTATACAAGGTCGGTTTGTTCTTTAACCCTGTTCATTCTACCTGCAAAGTAATTCCGAATATGGATGTTGTATAACTTCATACCTTCAAGTGTAGTGATACTTGCTTGAGGATGTTGAAGTTCATGTAATCTTTTGAATGTAAAAATGCGGTCATCATAAGTAATTGCACCATACTTCTTAAATTTGGGTTGTTTATTTTTGTTTAACTTGTAGGCTTCACAGGTTTTTGCTATGGCTCGTATTGCTAACTGTGCTGACAAGCCATACTTCTCACGAATATGATGATAGACCAGTTTTTGTATGTTGAACTTACTACCTGACTTTTGTTCAAAGCAAGTCTCGGCTATTTTATTACATGCTTTGTTAAAGACCTCCATTGTGTCTAATAGTTTTTTTTCTTGCCGATCTCGTCTGCTTCTATTTGAATTTTAATGATTGTTTTCATCTCATATTTATATAATGTGGATGGCTGAATTTTCTTCAATGTTTTTGGAATTATTTTTGAGGTAGTTCTATAGCTCGCATTCCTCCTCTACCCTAAAGAGGTTTGGTCGTTCTTAACGCTCGCTTAACTTGCTGAACGATCAAATTTTCTAGCGAAAGTAGAGGCTTCCTGCTCGCATTTAGAGTGAGTGCAAGTGGCTGCTTGTGGCGCACAATTGGTGTCTGCCTTACCTAATTTGCGGCAGAAAGCTCCTACTTTTCAAAGGAAATTTTGGTCGCAAAGCGAGTGAGCTAAGCGAACGAAACTATGATCAAACCTCTTTAGGGTGGTGGGATGAATGCCGCAAATTCGGCAAATAACAGAGAGAAAGTTACTGAATTTGCAGCAGAAAGCCCCTGCTTTCCGAAGGAAAGTTTGGTCACAAAGCAAGTAAGCGAAGCAAACGAGACCACGACCAAACCTTTTAAGGGTAGTGAGATGAATGCCGCCATAGGACTAATTCAGGATCAAACCTGAGTGAACCTCGATGAAGTATGATAGCAAATTTTCTCCTGAAACACAGATAAAAATGTCTTGTTTTTCAGTTCAAAAATACTATCACATTTGCAGTAGGACTTAAGTTGTCTGCATGTTCTTTAGCAATTAAAGGTAATTTGTTCCAAGCAAAATGTGCCGTAAGGTAGACATTGCTTGGGTAAAACCTTTAGCGCAAGAAAGAACTTGACTATTCGAAAACCGAGAGTAGTCAGTAACTTGCAAATAGTAAAAGTCCTAACTCCGGTTAGACTTACGCACGGTCGGAACGACCGAGAGGTACGTTAGAACCGCTTGCCCTGACATAAGACTTTGTTAATGCAGAGCAGTTAGTTGGAGCGGAAGCCCCGCCTTCTTTAGCAGCAGGGTAGTTCACAGGCTATACGGTTCACGCCGCCATTATAACGAGTTCGATTACGGTCCAATCATCGCTCAGGAATACGTCGTTGTTTTAGAAAGAGATACGCCTAAAGTAATTCAAGAGAACGTACAGGCGAGAAAAAGGCTGTTTTATTCGATGACAATCCTTAATTATTTGCGGCGACAACGACTAAATACTCTGAATAGTTAATATATTTGGTAGAGCCAATATGAAAGCAAGATCGTTTAATGAATTTCGACTGCTGCGGGAGGCCCAAGAGGGGAATGTTGGCAACCCTGCCATGAAGCCACAATACTTTGGGGCCATCGGAACTAAGGTTTCTCTTGGCGAAGGCAATGATTTCATGCCGTTTGAAATCAGTGACGATCCGAAATCAGAACACTACGGCAAAAACAAAAACTTAGCCCCTATCGTTCGTGCCTTTAAGCAAGGTGCCAATTGGGGTTGGTCCCGTGACGACGCAACTGGTAATGACAAGCCAGTTAAGATAACCGGTAAGAAGCTATTTTTGGCGGGCGGTGCTGTCCGTGATCACTTGATGAAAAGAAAGACGAGAAATGTCGAACTCGTCACCAATGCATCTCCAGACGAAGTGTACCACATTTTGAAGCAAAATGGCTTTGAGTTTATCAACGACAGCGGGCAAGTATCTGGCAAGAATGTCAAGGTAAGTCCCAACCGTAAGGAAGGCAACAAGCAATTCTTTTGGGTCAACAAGAGCGATAAAAATGGTCGCCCATTCTCTTTCGGCATTAAGGTAAACGAAGACGAATATACGCTTGATGTCTTCATGAAGACGCCGAGGGGCATGGTCCAGAGTGATCTTGAGCCGGGAACCCACGCTGAGGACGCTGCTGGTCGTGACTTTACGATCAATGGAATGTACATTGCCCTCACCAACGATAACGGCCCTAACAAAGAATTGTATGATTTCTTTGGCGGTGCCCATCACTTGAAGAGTGGTCGTATAATGGCCATCGGCGACATGAGCCACAAGTTCAAGGAAGACCCGAGCCGTATCATGCGTTACGTTCGTATGCTTTTAACTTATGGTGATCCTAAGAAGGTTCCAGAGGAAGAAAAGGAAATCATCCGTAAGCACGCTGAATGTTTAAGTAAACTTGATCGCAAGTTTATAATGGATGAGTTTAAGAAGGGTTTGGACAAGGAAGATATCGACTCCTGCAAGTACCTCAAGCTCCACCGAGACTTCGGGCTACTCAATTTCTTGTTCCCAGGAAAGCAACTTGATGCCAATTTGCCAAAGGAATTATCTGAGATTGGCGACAAGTACATGCCTCTGGCGTGGATGTTGAGAATGAATGATCCATCCACGCTCGAAGATTTGAATATGGACCCGCAGGACATGAAGAAGGTTGGTTTTTTGATTAAGTCGCTCAGTATGAGCGATAATCTCGACAGCAATAGCTTGAACGATCTGCTACAAGGTTACATGTCCAGTGGCGTTTCTGGTCGAAAGCTCCGTGAATTTGTTACCAAGCTCGGCGGTCTGGACCCAACCATTGTTGACGCATTCTTAAGTTACACCAAGGGTCCACGTGTTAAGGTGTACGAGATAGGCGAAGACGGCGCACAGAAAGTGTCTGATTCTTTCGCTGATCTAATTGACCCCTTCACCGGAAAGCCAGATAGTAGAAGGATTGAAGAACGCAAGAAGCACTTTGAGTTTCAAAATTTCCACAGATGCCTTAAGTACATGAGGCCATAACTATGAGAACTTTCGATGAGTGGTTGATGGATCGCAAGGAAGTCATGGACTGGCTTTACGAGGTTGATCCTGCATTACATGAAGCCGTGGTCAATCAAGGTCAACGGATCGTCCCTGCCTTGCTAATGGCCGCTGGCTCACTTTGGGGCGGAAACAAGCTTTTGAACAAATCGGACACATCCATCCCGGCTAACGATCCTCCCCCAATCGTGCGTCAGGTTGACGAACCGCCAGCCCCAATGCCAGCACCAGCAGCCAAACCTGCGCCAGCCCTAACACTAGCACAAGCGGTTAAACCGGCTGCGCATTTGCCACGACCGACGTTCAAAGTAGACGGCAACTCGTGGATTGCAACCGGTAGCGCACCACTCAGCAAGTCTTTGGACGATTACACGAGCTTGCAGGTAGCACGCCAGAAAGCGGCGATGGCGGCTAAAGTAGTTGCCGCTCAAGGTCTGTTCGGAACTGACGTGGGCTCGGTTGGCGACACTACATCGGATATTGTGAGAGGAAATCTGCCACCGCACAATGTTGAGGACGAGCAGGTTAAAGACGGCATCCTGACAGTCACGATCAGAGGCCAGATGCCGAAAGAGCGCAAATAAAAAGAAACAATCCGTTGCAAGGTTTCTCTCACCTAAATTCGAGCAGGAAGCCCCTACTTTCGCTAGAAAGTTTGGTCGTTCAACGAGCGAAGCGAGCGTTAAGAACGACCAAACATCTTTAGAGTATAGCAGGAATGCGAATCACAGGACTAACTTAAAAATAATTCCAAAAACATTGAAGAAAATTCAGCCATCCACATTATATAAATATGAGATGAAAACAACCATTAAAATTCAAATAGAAGCAGACGGGATCGGCAAGAAAAGGCTGCTAGACACGATGGAATCTTTTAACAAAGCATGTAATGAAATAGCCGAAATTTGCTTTGAACAAAAGTCAGGTTAAGTTCAATATACAAAAACTGGTCTATCATCATATTCGTGATAAATACGGCTTGTCAGCACAGTTAGCAATACAAGCTATAGCAAAAACCTGAGAAGCCTAAAAGTTAAATAAAAAGAAACAACCCAAGTTTAAGAAGTATGGTGCAATTACTTATGATGACCGTATCCTTACATTCAAAGGATTGAGTGGCGAATTTCCTCAAGTTTCCTTGACAACATTGGACGGCAGACGTGTCTATGACATCCATGTTCTCAATTACTTTGCAGGTAGAATGAACAAGATTAAAGAACAAACCGACCTTGTATACCAAAATGGCAAGTTCTACCTCTACGCTACTTGTGACATGCCCGAAGATACACCTCTTGAAACAGATGATTTTCTTGGTGTTGACTTAGGTGAAGCGAACATTGCTGTAAACTCAACAGGTAAAATTTTCAGCAATGACAAGGTAGAAAAAGTACAACTCAAATACCAAAAATAAAGAAGCCGTTACCAAAAGAAAAAAACACAAAATTAAGTAAACGAAAGTTAAAGAAAGTAAGTGGGAAAGAACGAAGATTTAGGACTGACACAAATCATT